TTGAGATGCTAATTTTGCAGCTTGATCATAAAGTGAAAGTTTTCTTGCCTCAACTCCTGGAGCTTCTCTTTGTGTTACTACTTGTGATCCAGATTCTGTGCCTCCACCAGAGCCGCCTCCTCCAAATATAAAACTCATTATTTAATCTCCTTTGTATATAAATACCTTTTTACTGCCCAACCTTTTGTTTTTAAAAAAGGTTCCCATCCAGGTCTTGCGTGAACAGCTATTCTTTTACAACCTGATAATTTTGCAAGTTTTTCTATTGTATCAGCAAGTTCTCCTTGCCACAATTCTCTCTTCTCTCCCTTAAGTAAAATTACTTCACATTGATTAAAATTAGGAAGGGCCGTGATTCTTGTGACGCAAACTCCAAATACTTTATATTGTTTACCGTCATCCGAACCAAAAAAAATAAATAATTGTAATTTACCTTCTTTAATAAAATCTTTTAAATCTGTGATACTCATAGGGTTGCCGTCATATTTTAAACCTTCTCTTAACATAAATTCTACTAAGTTCCAGTAATCCTCTAATACGGATGGAGCTATCTCAAGCACATCTACTTTTTTCTCTATTTTAATTTTGTTTACTTGCATTTATTAAATCGTAAATTCTTTTAAATTTTTTTTGTTGGTCATAAAAAAAATCTGCTCCAGCTTTTCTCATTCCCTTAAAACTTTTTGGATCAGCACCAGATAAAATACCTGCACCTAAAACTGCGTCTGCTCGAGACACAAATTCTCCATCTGCTAATTGTGCTAACATTGTATCTTCATCTTTATTACCAGCTCCTGCTCCGTCTTCAACATAACCTTCTGCTCTTACATAATTATTAACATCATTTTCATTGTGATCTATTTTAGATGGTAAATAATTAATACCTCCTTTATTATATTTAGGTATAGCCGTTGCTAGACCACCTTGGTTCGCATAAAACATATCTGACCCAATTACCTCTGACATTGTTGGAACGGTGTTGGTCGCTGGAACAAAAGCTCCTTCTAATTTTTGTGATTGTTCCTTATATGCTTGTTTGTAATCTTCTTCATCAAAAGGTTTTTTTGGATCATCTGCTGAATCTAAAAAAGGTAAAATAGCAGAAGCACTTAAAACTTTACCAGTTGTGGACATTCCTTTAAATCCTGATCCTGATTGTGCTATGTATTTTTTAATATTGTCTTCTGTAATTTCTGATCCTTGTTCTTTAAGTGCTGCTATGGCTTCATCTCTTCCTACATCTGGTGTACCCACTAAACTAGCTATACCTTTACCAGCCGTTGTACCTGCTAATTGTTGCTTTAATGTCTGACCAGCTAAAACATTTCCAGTTTGGCCAAAAGCTTGGAATCCTGGCACTCCAGCCATACCTGCTAATTGAGAGCCTCCACCAACAATGGCTGCATCTCTTAATGCTCTTTTTGTAGATTTTCCTCTAAGTTTTTGTACGCCAAATGTGGCTAATGCTATTGTAAATGGGTCCATATACTAATTTCCTAATTTAGCATATATTACCATTTTACTCTTTGCTTATCAACTCATCTGCAAAACGACCTTCGTATGCATGTTCCCCTATATGTGCTATTCCAGAATCAACATAGGCATAACACTTACCACCTATATCTTTCCATAATTTACAAAAACTAAAATCTTCTCCTAGATATGATTTGGTTTCTGGATCGTGTAAACAATCAAAAAAATTCCACATATGCGGTCTATCCACATATTTACCATTAATTACTGTTTTTTGAACTATGCCTTTGTCAGGATATGCCTCAATCATTTTTTCAAATACTGATCTTTTTATAAGCATACAACCAGTTGGGCTATGTGTTACCTCCATAACACCATTATCTAATTTTATACTTTTTGGATTATCCACCTTCATAGGATAAGAATTAAGAGATTTTTTTAAATCTTCTGGTTTTTTAATTTTACCCTCTTGTATTTTTTGAAATAATTTATCCCACATCATAACTTTTAACGGGTAGGGTATAGAAATTAATTCTTTATCTTTTTCAACCATTTTAAAAATAGAAGGGGAATGAAAGTAAATATCTGAATCTACAAATAACATATGTGTTCTCTTACTTTCTAAGAAAGCAGACACACATAAATTTCTACCTTGAGTAATCAAAGAAGATTTAAGTAAACAAAATTGTGTTTCAACACCTTTTTCTAATGACATCTTTTGAAACTCTAATAATGCTTGTGCGTAATGTATTGAACATTCGCTATGAACTGGTGTTGCTACAAAAATAGAATAATCTTTTTTACTCTCTCTTTTAGGTTTTTTCCATAAAGGTGTTATAGCTTTTTGATGAGGCTCTCCATCTACCTTTAATTCTGTTAAAGTTTGATATGTATCTTCATTAACAAACTGATTATCTTTTTTCATTTAATGCACCTTTCAAAAAATTTGTCCACTCTTGTCCTTTCTTAGTCCAATGATAAAATTTTTTATAAAATTTTTGCTGCTCTTCCAAATGATCTTGAATAAAATTTTCATGAAGATAAGTAGATGCAGTTTTTATTGCAGCTGCAGTATCCATAGCCATTTGTTCATAATTAGTTGAGTAACTTACGTAAACTGGCCACTCTGCACAAGTTTCATACAAAGCACCAAAATTATTTGTTATAACATGAACACCAGAGGCTAAAGCTTCTAAGGCTGACACACAAGATGTTTCTTCAAAAATACTAGGGTACACAAACATATCATAATTAGGCATAGCTTCTTTTATATACTCATGAGGCTTATAGCCTATATAATTTACATTAGGTAATTCTTTTGCTTGTTCATAAAGACCATAGAAATCTTTTTCTATATTATCGCTAAACTCAGAACCATAAATTTTTGATGATGAGTATACATCTAAGGTTATGTTAGGGTCCTCAATTTCTTGCATTGCTCTTAACAAAACATTTAAGCCTCTCCAAGGAGTACAATGATGTATTAATTTTATTGGATCGCCTTTTTTATAAATTTTTCTTGTTGGAAAATAATCTATACCATTTTTTATTACAACTGATCTTTCCGTAGGTATGTCAAAAAAATATCTAAACTTTTCATAATTCCAATGACTGTTAAAAACGTACCAATCGTATTCCTTATGTCTATCTTTATTTGTAAAAAATTGTTGAAGATTAGGTTGATTGTATGCATTTTTTTGCCAAAGAATATTTAATTTTTTTGGGTCAATAGGTACTTTACCAGGTATGGATGTACAGATTTGTACTTGATCAAGAATATCTTTAGAAACATGCTTTTGCAGCATTTCCATTTGGAGTTCAGTAGCACCTCTAGGTTTCATTTATTTTTTTGTTTTAGCACCTATACTCCCCGCCCTAGTGACAGTTATTTCTAAATCTTGTCTGAAATCTTCGTTAGTAGTATCAGTGTTTGGGTCAGCAACATCTGCATCAAACTCAGCCTTATCAGCATAAATCTTACCAGTTCTTTTGTGTTTAATTATTTCTTTTGCTACCGCTGGTATTTTTGGTAAATCATTCATAATTATCTCCCTTGACGATTATATTTCTTATAACTTCTTTTCTCAGATTTTGAAAGTCTTTTTTTATGTCTTCGAGGTCTCTTCCTTGGTTTTGGTCTAGGAACAAAATTAACAAATTTTCTCTTAGCCATTTTCTTGAGATCTATCTATTTGTGCATAATTTATTACGCCTTGAATTTTATTACTACCAGTAGCTGCTTGTACTGTTATAGAATCTCCTGCTTCTAAATTTAAACCTTGTGGAGAAGCATTGACTTGTGTCTTAGCAGCCACATCATCTCTAAAAAATTCATATTCTGTACTTGAGTCAGATGAGTCTACTAAATTCATATTTACTAATATAGCTGAAGATGCATCGTTATTACTACAATAAACACTTTTTACTATTATTGTTGCATCAGTAGGACAAGTAAGTGCTGTTGTTTTACCTGTGCCTGATTGTTTGTATCCTTGATTTTTGTATCGTATTGTCATGATAAGAAATAGTTAAATGCATCTTGTTCATTTTTTAATTCTTGTTGATAAGAAGTGTTTAACTTATCTTTTAAAGTTTGTAAAGATTGTGAAACCTGTCTTTGATTATCTTCTGTATATACAGGTGTTGGTTCAGGAATTACAACATCAATTCTTGCCATTATCGCATTCCATCCGGTTGCACATCAGCTCTAAAAGTTCCATAACGCCAATTTTGATCTGTTGATAAATTAGCTACTTTAATACTTGCAAACCTTGATCTAGCTCTGGTGTTTACTTTTTCAGTTGAGCTATTAACTGTAAAAGGGCCGAGAGGCGAGGATGTTTGCGTATCAGACGGAAATTTTCTTAGGTTAATAGTAATCTCTGCATCTCCAGTTATTAATTTAAAATCAGGAAAAAACCTTCTTATGCTCATAAAAAATTGACCATCTCCACCTTGATTTAAATCAAAATCTCCAGACTGAATGAAAGCTGGTATGGCAGTTTTAGCTCCTAATGAATCTACTTGATTATTACCTCTCTCGTGAGCATAATATATTGATGCACCGTTAACATTAGTTACTCCTTGAATAGTTGGAAAATTAGGAGTAGCTGTAGATGTAAATTCAGTTGCATATGGATTATCGTATAAAGTTGCATCGTGCCAAGTCGTTCTAGATAATGATCCTGTGGTCCAAGTATTTTCTGCATAATTATAAGTCACTACTCTATCAATTAATGTTGAACCTGATTTAGGATAAAACCAACTTACCTCTTCATAAAGACTATTTAGCCCAACATAAATTTGTTCTCCATTATCATAACTTAAACCAAGATTATCTCCCTTATCCGTAAATACAAAATCTTCAACTAAACAAGGTAGTGATTTAACAGTACCATCATAAACAAAAAAACCACCTGCTTGTCCCATCCAATAAACAGCTCCGTTTACATAATAAACAGCATGTTGACCAATCAAACCACAATTTGAGCCTACTTGCCTAATAGAAAAAGTAAATGGTGGTCCAACAAACTGCATCACATAAGCTGATGTATCAGTTAAAATTAAAATATAATCTTTACCCTTTACTGCTCCTACTATTTTTGTACCAGAATCTATTCTAAAAGTTCCGGCAGTGTTTATTGATGTAGGTGTATAATCAGTAATATCTTCTTGATCAGAAAATCTAATAAACATTTTATCTTGTGTCGAAGAAGTTCCAATTGTTGTTTCAGTTCCAAGAATTACAAGGTGTCTATCTCTTTCTGAAACGATTGACATCACTGAGGCTGTTGGAGCTCCACTTACAACTGTAGCTCTAGTGGTTAAAGCTGCTGGTGTATTACTTATTGTATTCCATTCAAAAGTTTGACCATTTTTTATTGTTGCAATTAATTTTGAACCAAAATGATCTAAAGACCATGATGCTGAATCTAGTGTGACACCACCAGATAAAGTTTCTTCTCCCCATGCAGTGAAACCTTCAACTGAGGCCCCTGTTGAGTGTGCAGACCTAGTTCCTGCCACTGCTCTTGTAATACCTGTTAAATCTTCTCCTGATATACCTGTATATGAAATAAATTCTGTGCCAACTTTTATAGTGCCTGAAGTAGGTAAGTTTGCAGTTGACGTTAAGGTAATAGAAGTTCCTGAACCTCCAGTCCCTGCAGTATCATCTTGTAATAAACCATTTAGAGTGGTTATTATGCTTGACCCTCCACCCCATTCAGCTGTACCCCAACCGAATCCTGAAGTTTGATTTAAAGGTCCAACTTTTACATAAGGATTTATTATTGCTGATCCACTAGCTGAAACACTAGTTCCAGCATTTGTCGCCATGGTAATTGTAAAAGTATCTAATGTTGGTGTGGTAACAACTTGAAAAGTATTAGTCGTAAAATCACTTGCTACATAACCAGCTCCTACAGGAGGTGTTACTGAAGTAAAAGTAAACAAGTCTCCTTCAGATAATCCATGAGCAATTTTATTTACAGTGACTGTAGGACTTGTATTTACTGTTGTGAAAGTAGCTCCTGTAATAGAAGAAGCTAAAGGAGTCACATCGTAAAAAGAATTTTCATAATAAATAATTAAAACTTTACTTGTTCCTAATGCAACGTATCTTCTTCCATCTAAATCTGCCCAACATAATTGATCCCTTGCTGCTCCAACAAAAGTAGAGGATGTAAGTTGTTCCCAACCGCCAATTTTTTCAGGTAGTCCGTATCTAAATCTTACAAAATCTCCATCTGTCCATTGGCCCTCTGCTCCTGTAGGTGTCACTTGTTTATTAAATCCTGGTCTTATTTGTACATTTGTTAATGGCATATGGGTATTATACCCTATGAATAATGCTATTTAAACCATCCTATAAGGGTATATCTTTCTCCTTTTATTTTTCTAACTTGATGTTTAAAACCGGTAATTCCATTGTTAAATAAAATTAATCTACCTATTTTAGGTTTTAAAACCAAATCGTCCACAACTGTTTCGCCTCCAGAAAAGTCCTCATTTAAAAATATGACAAAAGCAAATTTGTCGTTAGTATCATAGTGTGGTTTTTGTTCTGTTCCACTTGGCCACCTATTAATCTCCATATTGTCTACATTCATAGGAGTAAAATTATATACTTTATATAGAGATGCTATCTTAAATAATATTTGATCATCTTTATATGTTAATAAGTATCTCCCATCTGAGTCAAGTTTAAGAACTTTATCTGATGTTTTTATGATCTTTATATAATTATCACACTCGTTTTTGTCTAAAAAATTATCGTGCCTTATAATAATCATACTTTTTTTATTTACGTAATCGTGTTATATATTATTTCTTCATAAATTAAAGAAGCAATATGATTACTATAATAGATAATTTTTTTGATAATGATATGTTGGAAAAAATAAAATATCATGTAGCTACTCAATTAACATATACCCCTAGGTATTTTGAAGATACTAAAGAAAAAATTCCAGAAAATTATTATGGGGATCGTTATGAGTTACGTAATGATACAAACTTACTAAACACTTTTATAGAAAACGCAGAAAAAAAATTTAAAATTAAAATAAAAAGACTTAACAAATTTAGTGGTGTAGACATGAGAAATTTAGATGTACTAAAACCTCACACTGACGAAACAGTAGCTAAAATAAATATACTAATTATGATAAAAGGTAATACAGCTGTTACTAATGGTACAGTATTTTATACAGATAATAATTTAGATATGCACATAGGTTTTAAAGAAAACAGAGCTTTGATGTTTCCATCAAATAAAGTACACAGCCCTCATGCAAGTACGCAACCTGGAATAAGAAGATATACTTCAACTTTGTTCATAGAGGATTATGAAACTAGTATCTAATATAGTAGGAAAGATTTGGTGGATACAAAATTTTTTAGATAATGATACTTATAAAGGCATACACAATGCAATTATAAGAGAACGAAAAAAAATAAATTTACATGATGCAAATAAAATATGGGATAAAAATTTAACAAATAATCTTAGCTCTCCTAAAAGAGTAGAGGTATCGAACTATCCTCCTTTTGAAAAATTAAAAACTTTAGTAAAACATAATCCTTTTTTTCAAATTGCTGATCTAAATTTTATGTCAACTACAATCCATTTTATGCAAAAAAACTCAGGAATTAATTGGCATAATGATAATAACTGGAAATATGGAGCTACATACTATATTAATAATAGGTGGAGTGAACATTGGGGAGGAGAATTTATGTTTAAAGAGCAAAATAGTTATAACTATTTTCCTATCGTTGGAAATTCTTTAGTAATAATAAAATCTCCTTTAGCACATAAAGTAAACACAGTATTAACATCTATAGTGCCTAGAATAAGTGTACAAATATTTATGAAATAATGACAGATCATTTAGAAGCAATTATACATCTACCAAATATTTTAAATCCTGAATTTTGTAAAAGAATAAAAACTTTTATAGATAAAAAAGCTAAAAATAATTTAAAAATTGGAGGAGGTTTTATCAACAAAAATGTAAGAAACGTTAGTGGACATCATTTGAAATTAGATACACCAACTAATTTATTTTATTGGAATTATATCAAACAAGAAATAGAGAGACTAATTATTTATTATACAAGCAAATTTCCTTTAGCAAGGGGACACAAAGTAGATCAGATTGATTTACTTAAATATGGAGTTGGAGGAAAATATTCTCCACATATAGATGATACTAGTTTTAGTTTAAGATTGTTAAGTGTTATTTTAAATATTAATGATGATTATGAAGGTGGCGAATTGTGCTTTACTGATCAAAAATATAATGAAGTTAAATCTTTTAAATTAGTAAAAGGTTCAATAGTTTTTTTTCCTAGTAATTTTATGTATCCTCATACTATAAAACCAATAACAAAAGGCCAAAGATATAGCGTGGTTTCATGGCTCAGATAATTAAAAATTTTTTTTCATCAGAAGAATTAAATCTTTTGCAAAAATATTGTTATAATAAACTTGATCAAAATAAAGACTGGAAATTAGATGGTCAATCTTTTTCTCCAGCTTGGTATTTTGATCCTTTAATGATTGCTTTATTAGATTTAAAATTACCTATAGCAGAAGAAAAAAGTAAATTAAAATTGTTCCCAACTTATGCATATTGGAGATATTATGTCTTTGGTGGAACTTTAGCTTCTCACACAGATAGACCCTCTTGTGAAATTTCAATTACTTCCTGTATAAAAAAATATGATAATTGGCCTATATTAGTGGAGGGACAAAAGTTTGAACTCGAAGAGGGAGATGCTGTTTTATATAATGGTTTGTTTGAAAAACACGGAAGACCTGGTACATACAAAGGGGAAGGAATGGCTCAAGTTTTTTTTCATTATGTAAATAAAAATGGTTTATTTAGTCATCACGCATATGATAAAGTTTTAAAAGATACTGAAATGCAGGAAACTGAAAAAGATAAAGAAATAATCGAAAGTATAAAAAATGGAAAAAACAGTAAACATAGATAATTTCATAGGCATATATGATAATTACATTAGCGAAGTAGAGTGTAAGAAAGCCATAAAATTATATGAAGATCAAAATAAATTTAATAATACAATAAATAGAATTGGTTTCGAGAAAGCTTCTATATTACAAAAACAAGATCAACAATTTTTTGCAGCACCGAGAAACATAGACGTTTGGTGGGAGTCATTGAAATCAATGATGGTAAACTTTGATTTGGCTTTCAATCATTATGTAAAAAACACAGGAGCTGATGATGCATATGGAGTTCCGTTTCATTTTACAGATTTAAAAATACAAAAAACATTACCTACTGAAGGTTATCACGTTTGGCACATTGAACATGGTAAAGGATTTGAGAACGAATCCCGTGCATTTGTTTTTTCTATATATTTAAATGATGTAAAAGAGGGAGGAGAAACAGAGTTCTTACACTTCTCTAAAAGGGTGCAACCTAAAACGGGTAGAATAGTAATTTGGCCATCTGGATTTCCTTACCTACATAGAGGAAATTCTCCTTTGTCAGGAGAAAAATATATTTTAACTTCTTGGATGAATTTAAGATGAGTATGAGGTTGGTCTAGCACCTAATCTAGCAATTTTTTCTGCTTCGCTTTCGCCTTCAACATTATCATTATCCCAATCTGCTTGTATTTGAGCTAAGTGTGCTACATCCCATTTATCTACAAACTGTGATCTAAAATCTCCTAGATTAGCCTCATTCCATGTTTTATGTGGTGTTCCATCTCTATGTTCTACGGTGTCGTTGTAGTCAAGATTATCATCTTTATATTGGATGGCCCAGATATTAGACCATTTAGAATCATTCCAAAAAGCATCATCGTTTATGATATATCCAATAGAATGACCATCAGCATTTTTTTTAGTTTGATTAATAATTATTTTGTCATCAAATACTACTGTCCAATCTGAATACGTTGCCATTATATCTCCTAAGTTTTAATAATATATATTACAGTTAAATACGGTTGAACTACTGATGATGCATCTCCAGCAAAGTTAGCACTCATATTGTGCGAGTGTCCGCTACCAGAACCTGTACTACCAGTACCAAATGAACTTACAGCAGGTCTGAAAGGTGCATCAAAACCAGAGCTTCCACTAGGAGAAAAACTACCTCCGGGTACAGGGTGGTTGTGAGATGCTAATTCAGATGTTGATAAAGTATGATTGGCTGTAGAACCGGCTACATTTCCAGTTGGTGTTACTGTGTTAGCTCCACCGCTTGATGCTAAAGCTTTATTATTAGATTTACCTACTGCTACATTATCAGATAAATTAGGAACATTAAAAGTTGATGCTCCATCTCCAGTTCCATATGTTGTACCTATAATTGTAAATAAAGCTGCATAAGTTGATCTTGAAACTGCCGATCCATCACATTCTAAGAAACCTGTTGGCACTGAAGAAGAAGACCATGGCACAATAGTTGCCGTTGGTATACCCTCAATACCTGTAAGGTTTGCTCCAGAAAAATCGTATTTTGTTGCTTCGTAATTCGACATGTTATTTCTCCGTATAAGTCCATCCTACATTTGAACCAGAAAAAACTAATCCAAATGCTGCACCCTCAGTATTAACCACTAAGTCAGATGACGCATTAGCTATTTTAGAACTGTTTCTTCCTACAGTCAATGCTGCAGTGTCAAATGTATATCTTGAATCTACAAAATGAACCTCATCGCCTACTGCAGGGGATGCTGGTAATGTAATTGTGACTGCTCCTCCGTTAGTCTCAACAAATAATTTTGCTCCAGCTTGAACAGTTTCTGCAGCACTTACCGTTCTCCATTTTCTATATTCATTTGCTTTTACAACATTTGTTCCATCAGCATAAAGCACATAGCAATTTCCCTCACAAAGTAAAACACCAGTTCCACTAACTGTTTTAAATGTTAAGGTAAAACCTGCATGATCTGTGCCATCTATGACGTTGTAAACTTTTTCTATACTATTTGGAATAGTAACTGTTCTGTTTGCAGCTAACGTGCCAGTAAGTTTTAAAGTAGCATTTCTAGCATTAGAAATTGTTTTGTCAGTCATTGCTAATGCAACATCGGATGAAGCTACGTCTATCTCTTGATATCCAGCGATTGCTTGTTGTACTAAATTTAAATTATTATTTGTGTTATCTCCCCATGTACCAGCGTTTTCGCCAGTAACCATAAGTTCAAGTTTCAAATCTGTTGAAAATGTACTTGACATAAATTTTATCTCCTAAATATTCGTTATTTTACCAAAACTAAGCAGCCAAATCAACCTCTGTCCAAACATTGTTTACACCAGGATTTACCTCTTGCCATGAAGTAATATTAACTGATCCAATACCTGAAGTTATCTGTTGACCAGTTGGATTTACCAAACCATCCCCAGTAATCGTTACATCATCTACTGAGGCTGTTAATTGTAATCCAGATACTCCTATAATTTGACCAGGTATTTCACTATGTTGGCCTAAAGATAATGTTCCTTGTAATCCACTTGGTTGTTCATTAGTTGTTTGAATTAAAGTTATATTACCTATGCTTGAGGACATTTGTATTCCAGAAACATCAACAGGTAATTTTAAACCAGCAACAGTAGTTCCTTGCGATGATGTTAATGATATTCCAGAAACAGATACGTTAGCATCTCCAGAGAAAGTAGATGAGCCGATTGTGAAATCTAATTGATCCTCTGAAGCAAAAACTGTTATGTCTTGATCTATTTGAATTGAAAAACTTCCAAAAGTAGAAGTTATCTGACCTGCACTAGTTACTGATACATCTATATCTGTGAATGCGTTGTCTGCTGGAAAATTAATTGTTGATGTTAATTGTTGTCCAGTTGGTGCAACAGAAAAAGCCTCGCCCCAGGCTAAATTACCCCAACGTCTTCTACCCCAACCAATACCAGTTAATTCACTTTCATCAATAGTTGTTGATCCAATACTTGAAGTTGCAACATTACCAGTTACCGGCACACCTATGCCTATAGTTGTGCTACCAACAGCCATTGATTCTAGACTACCAGTAACTTGTACAGTAACAGAAATTCCAGCTAATTCTTCTCCAAGAGATGATGTTAAAGATATACCTGATGGTTCTACAGTTGCATTTCCAGTGACAGATTGTAAAGTTCCTATTGAAGAAGTTAATTGTTGACCAGTAATTGTTGGTTGAGATCCTGAAAGATCGCCCCATTCATTTTCTCCCCAAGCGTCTCCACCCCAACCTATTTCTATAATTCCGGTTGCAGTTATATTGCCAATACTAAAGGATGCACTTATTCCAGAAACTGTAGTTGTGACATCTCCTTGTGCTGCCCAACTACCAGCTCCCCATTCAAGTGCACCCCATGTATTCGACATTCATCTAAATCCTTAAGCTAATCTTAAAATTGCAGCAGAAGTTGTGAATGCAGGAAACTGGATTGTAAATGTTCCAGCAGTTGCAGTCTTGTCTCCTCCAAAATCTAACACAGCTACAGCATCAGTAGTTCCTGAACCACCATCAGTAGTCGTATTGTAAATTAATGCACCTCTTGCTGTAAGAGTTACACCTACAAAAGATAAGTCAGCAAAATCAGTGATTGCTACTGAAGATGAAACCTTAACTCCTTGATTTACTAAAGCTTTACCACCTGCAGTGTAACCTGAGGGTGATGATACTTCATTTGCAGTTGCATAATTAGTTGTAGATTTTCCTAAAGTCGCTGAGTTTGTAAACATCGCTAGTTTGTAAGTATCTGACGATGTATCAAAGTCGTGCTTTGCTTGTAACAATTGCTTCTTAAAAGAATCGCAAATTGCATTTGTTGTTATTGCCATAATTATTCTCCTTTAAATTTATGG